AACTATCCGGGAATTAAAAGAGAAAATATTAAACCACAGGTTGATCGTTATTTATTTCCAGATGGTCATGGCATTATATTACTCGCAGAAGGTCGTTTGGTAAACCTTGGTTGTGCTACTGGTCATCCATCGTTCGTAATGTCTTGTTCATTTACCAATCAGGTGCTCGCACAAGTAGAATTGTGGGATAATAAAGATGTGTTTGACAAAAAAGTTTATAAATTATCTAGAAAATTAGATGAAGAAGTTGCCCGATTACATTTAAACAAACTCGGAGCAAAGTTAACGGTTCTTTCACAAGAACAAGCGGATTATATTAATGTGGACGTGAGTGGTCCATATAAATCCGATTCATATAAATATTAAACTAATTTAAAAATAATATTTTAATTAAAGTATGACCTGTATTAAAAAATATAATAATATTAAAATAACACCACATTATGCTTTATTGTCAGCTTATATATTTTTATGTATTATTATAATTTATTTTTCATCATTAAAATATCTATCAAATAATAGTTATTTTAAATGGGGTCCACCTATAAAAGTATTTCAGATAGAAATAAATGATAATATGTCATTTTATATTTTGCTTTTCATTTACTTTGTAAATGAAATTATTAATTCATTGCTCTCTGCTGTTGTTTATTCTTGGATAATTAATTGTATTCAAGACCCAAAATCAAAAAATACATTTTATTCAAAAAAAACATCATTGATATTGATTGTTTTATTTACATTTTATTCTCAATTAAATTTGATTTTTGTTATTAATGGTAGTTTTTCACAAATTTCTATTTTTGTCGCAACTTTATCCGGTGGATTAATAACTTCAGTGTATATTAATTGGAACTACATAGAAAGAATCCACAGAAACAATGATGTAACCAGTCGCTTAATAGATAACGCAATAATGGTTTGATTATATATTTATATAATTATATATATATATATATATATATATATATATATATATATATATATAAATATATATATATATATATATATATATATATATATATATACATACATGTCAATTTTTGAAAGACTTGATGATATTTTTAAGAAACGGATTATTATACTTGACGGTGCTATGGGTACGATGATTCAAAAATATGATCTTAAAGAAGAAGATTTTAGAGGGGATTTATATACAGAAAAACATAGTGAAAATAATATTCTTTTAAAAGGAAACAATGATTTATTAAGTATCACCAGACCATCAATAATAAAAGAAATTCATAGAAAATACTTAGAAGCTGGTTCAGATATTATCGAAACAAATACATTCAGTGGGACAAGTATCGCACAACAAGATTATTTAATGGAAGATAGAGTGTATGAAATTAATTTTACTTCCGCAAAAATAGCAAAAGAATTGTGCGTTGAGTATACCAAAAAAAATCCGGACAAACCTAGATTTGTAGCCGGTGCTATTGGACCTACTAATAGAACACTCTCTATTTCTCCCGATGTGGAAAAACCCGAATACAGAAATGTACTATGGGACGCCTTAGTAAATTCCTATACTGAACAGATAACAGCTTTAGTTGATGGTGGTGTAGATATATTAATGATTGAAACTATATTTGATACACTAAACGCAAAAGCGGCGATTTATGCCTGTTTAGATTATTTTGAACAGCATAATAAAAAATTACCTATTATAATATCTGGAACTATTACCGATAGTAGCGGAAGAACGTTGAGTGGACAAACGGTAGAAGCTTTTTATGCGTCAGTGATTCACGCTGACCCAATATGTATAGGATTAAATTGTGCGCTGGGTGCTAAGGCGATGTTGCCACATATTCGTAAACTATCGGAAATAGCCGAATGTTATGTTCATGCTTATCCAAACGCGGGATTGCCAAACACCATGGGGGAATACGATCAAACACCTGAAATGATGACAGAAGTCCTAGATTCTTTTTTTGATGAAAATATACTTAATATTGTGGGCGGGTGCTGTGGTTCAACGGATAAACATATCAAGTGTATTGCCGAAAAAAGTAAAAAATATAATATAATAAGAGAGCCCGCGGAAAAAAATATTTATACAAGGTTATCCGGCTTAGAACAACTAAAAATAACGCCTGATTTAAATTTTATTAATATAGGCGAAAGATGTAATGTTGCTGGTTCTAGAAAATTTAAACGACTAATCAAAAATAAAAGTTGGTCAAAGGCATTGGAAATAGCATCGGATCAAGTAGACGATGGTGCTCAAATTTTAGATATAAATATGGATGATGGGATGTTAGATAGCGCGAGTTGTATGAGAACCTTTTGTAATTTAGTAGCAGGAGAACCAAATATATGTAAAATTCCAGTAATGATTGATAGTTCCAAATTTGAAGTGATTTTGGAAGGATTGAAATGTTTACAGGGATCATGTGTTGTTAATTCTTTGAGTTTAAAAGAAGGAGAAGAAGAATTTATTAAAAAAGCCAAAATCATAAAAAAATTTGGAGCCAGTTTGGTCGTAATGGCTTTTGATGAGAACGGTCAGGCTGCCACCAAGGATGATAAAGTTAATATTTGTCATCGTAGTTATAATATTTTAATTGAAAAAGTTGGATTCAATCCATCAAATATTATATTTGACCCCAATATACTAACAATCGCAACAGGAATGGAGGAACATAATAATTATGGTATTAATTTTTTAGAAGCGACAAGAGAGATTAAGAAATTAATGCCTTTGGTTCATGTTAGTGGTGGATTGTCAAATTTATCTTTTTCATTCAGAGGATTAAATAATTTAAGAGAAAATATGAATTCTGTTTTCTTATTTCATGCGATAAAAGTGGGAATGGATATGGCCATTGTTAACGCAGGAGCATTGCCTATTTATGATGATGTCCCAGAAGATCTTAAAATATTGCTGGAAAATTGTATTTTAAATAAACATGAAAATGCGACAGAAAAACTATTAGAATATGCTGAAAATGAAAATAACAATAAAACGGGTGGGCCTGGTAAAAAAAAGGAAACACAAAAATGGAGGGAGGATCCGGTTGAAGAAAGGTTGGTTTATTCTTTGATAAAAGGCATAGATAAATATATTATTGAGGACACAGAAGAAGCAAGACTTAAATTTGAAAAACCATTGGATGTAATAGAAGGACCTTTAATGAAAGGTATGGATATTGTAGGTGATTTTTTTGGGTCCGGTAAAATGTTTTTACCTCAAGTGATTAAGAGCGCGAGAGTAATGAAGAAATCAACAGGATATCTATTACCATTTATGGAAAAAAACGGCGAAGCAGTAACAAGTTCAGGAGTTGTTTTATTGGCAACTGTGAAAGGTGATGTTCATGATATTGGGAAAAATATTGTTGGCGTTGTCCTGGGTTGTAATAACTATAAAATTATTGATTTAGGGGTCATGGTGACGCCAGAAAAAATACTAGAAGCAGCAATAAAAAATAACGTTGATATTATAGGTTTAAGTGGTTTGATTACGCCGTCATTGGATGAAATGGTTTATTTAGCAAAACAATTAAAAAAGAAAAATTTTACAATACCCTTGTTAATAGGTGGAGCAACGACTTCCAGAGAACACACCGCTATTAAAATAGCACCACAATACGATTACCCCGTGATTCATGTTTTGGATGCGGCAAGAAGCGTACCTGTTGTTACGCAATTATTAGATCCTAATAAAAAGGAAGAATTTGTAAAAGATATTGCTGAATTATATCAAGAATTAAGGGAGGATTATTATGAAAATTTAACAGAACTTAAATATATTTCTTTAGATGAGGCTAGGAAAAATAAATTCGTTTTGGGGAATCATATACCCATAAAACCAAGTTTTCTAGGCAATAAAACATTAGATAATATATCATTGAAATCCATTCGCGAATATATTGATTGGGGTCCTTTTTTTCAGGTTTGGCAATTAAGGGGAAAATATCCAAATAAAGGTTATCCGAATATTTTCAAAGACGATGACGTTGGAGAAGAAGCTCAAAAGGTATTTGACGAAGCTAATAAATATATAGATGAAATAATTGAAAAAAATATACTAAAACCAGCTGTTGTATTGGGTTTTTATAAAGCGAATAGTGTTAAAGATGATATCAATATTTATAATGATAAAAACGAACATATTAATACATTTTATGGTGTTAGACAACAAAATGTAAGATTTGGACAAGAAAATAGTATGTGCATGAGTGATTTTATACAAGATAAAACGACTAATATAGATGACTATATTGGATTATTTGCTGTTACAGCTGGGGATGTAAGTATTGAGAAGAAAAAATGGATAGAATTAAACGATGATTACAATTTAATTATGTTGGACGCGATTGCTGATCGTTTCGCTGAAGCTCTGACAGAAATGCTTCACCATGAGGTTAGAACAAAGTATTGGGGATATGAAAAAACAAATGATTTAAATATGGATGATTTACACAAAGTTAAATATACAGGAATAAGACCAGCTCCTGGATATCCAGTTCAACCAGATCATACAGAGAAAAAACAAATATGGGAAGTATTAAATGTTGAGAAAGAAATTAATATTACGTTAACGGAAAGTTTTTCAATGTTTCCAACAGCAAGTGTTTGTGGTTTATTTTTCGCACACCCAGAATCAAAGTATTTTAGTGTGAATAAAATACAAAAAGACCAAGTAATAGATTATAGTTTAAGGAAAAATCAAAGCATTGAAATAACTGAAAAATGGTTGATGCCTATTTTAGGATATGATTGTTAAAGTATTTTTTTTAGATTTTCAAGGGACTCATCTGTGAAAAAGGTAATTGGATATCCTTTATATTGATATTCGGGATGAAGAACCATTCCACAACACCCCATTTTTTCAGAATCGTAATTCAATAAATATTTTAATCCACTTAATTCATTGTATATTAAATTTGTTTCTTTTCCAAATAAACACTTACCTGTATGTGGACTACTAGCATCAATCCAATGTTTTGTAATATTTCTTTTAATTTCTGTAATATATAAAATAAAATTTTTATATAATCTATCCATTTCTATAGATACTTCATTATTTATAGCATTAATGGGAATATTTGACTTTTGCCAGGAACAAACAATTTTTAAATTATCTAATAAATATTGTTTTTTATTTGATATATTTTTTGATGTTAAATATTTATTTAAACTATTTTTAAATACTGGGTCTATATCCTTAAGTGAATGTTTATTACAACTGTGAATTGTTAAGTCTATTTTATATTTTTCATTAAATGAACTATATAATATATTTCTCATATTATTTTTTTTGTTATGTTTTTATATATATATATAATGAATAAAACTTTAGCTGAAGATACAGAGTTATACACTTTTATCGAAGAGGAAAAACATAGACAAAAATGCGGACTTGAATTAATCGCTTCAGAAAATTTCACTTCGCTTGGTGTTATGGAAGCTCTGGGTTCAGTATTAACAAATAAATATTCCGAAGGTTTGCCTGGTAAAAGATATTACGGTGGAAATGAAATAATTGATAAAATAGAAACATTATGTATCACCAGAGCGTTAAAAGCTTTTAATTTAGATCCTGAAGTATGGGATGTTAATGTTCAACCTTATTCAGGTAGTATTGCTAATTTAGCTGCTTATAACGGTTTAATAAATCCGCACGACAGAATAATGGGATTGGACTTGCCGTCTGGTGGACATTTGACTCATGGTTTTTATACGGCGAAAAAGAAAGTGTCAGCCACATCAATATTTTATGAATCATTACCTTATCATGTAAATGAAACAGGGTTTATTGACTACGATAGATTGGAACAAGATGCTGGAAATTTTAAACCTAAATTAATTATTTGTGGTTATAGTGCGTATCCTAGAGATTTGGATTACGAAAGGTTCAAAAAAATCGCCGACATTAACAAGTCATATTTGTTATGTGACATGGCTCATTTTAGCGGATTAGTTGCGACTGGAGAATGCGACAATCCATTTGACTATTGTGACATTGTTACAAGTACAACGCATAAAACATTAAGAGGACCAAGAGCCGGGTTAATATTTTTCAAAAAAGAGTTTAAAAATCAAATTAATATGTCCGTTTTTCCGGGCATACAGGGTGGTCCGCATGAGCACCAAATAGCTGCATTGGCATTTCAATTAAAAGAAGTTAATACGGAAAATTTTAAAACATATATCAAACAAGTCAAACTAAATGCTAAAAAAATGGGCGAATGCTTAATTAAAAAGGGATATAAGGTGTGTACAAACGGAACAGATAATCATTTGATTTTGTGCGATTTAAGAAATAAAAATATCACAGGCAGTAAGGTTGAAAAAATTTGCGAATATGTTAATATTTCTATAAATAAAAATTCAGTACCAGGTGATAAATCAGCTTTGAGTCCTGGAGGAATAAGAATCGGTTCGCCCGCGTTAACTACACGAGGATTTAAAGAGGAAGATTTTGAAAAAGTGATTGAGTTTATGGACAGAGCAATAAATATTGGTTTGGACATTCAAGAAAAAACTGGGAAATCTTTAAAAAATTTCGTTATGGAATTTGCCGACAATGAAAAATTAAATTTATTAAAGAGAGAAATAAATATGTTCGCATCTGGTTTTGAATTTTATACTGTCTAAAGAGGATCAAAATTATTCCCAATCATCATCTTATCAATTATTTTTTCAATATTTGCTTCTTTATAATGGAAAGTTTGGTTTTCAATACTTATTGATCCTTCCCAATGGTTGTCAATTTTAATAATTTTATTATGGATGTAGGATTGTTCATTTGTATCATAATATGTTATTATTAGGCTGTTTTTTAATGCTTCCAAATTTCGTCGTAAAATAAAGCTATTTTTTTTTTCTAAAAATATTTTTTCAAGATTTTCATTTAACATGTCCTCTTCAATAAAATAAAAATATTTTGGTATTTTTCTTTTAAAAAAAAACGGACACACCATAGAGATTCCATCCGCAGTTATTTTAAAATTATTATTATTGGATTTAATTAATAATTCATCCGCTTCATTGGTATTGTGGAATTTTTCAAACAAACTGGTACAATCTTTTC